CTGGCAGGACTCTTAGGCGATCCAAACATCTTTCAGCTTGAACGCTGGGCTGGTTACGGCCTCCTGCGCGAAGCGCAGGCGTGAGCCCTGCAATGCGCACTTTTGCTGTTTACACGCTCAGTGACGAGCACGGAAACGTGCGGTATGTAGGAATCACGAAGAGTCCGCAGGAAAGAAACAAGCGTCATCCTCGCGAAGCCAGGTATGGGAACAGCCATCGAAAATGCTGGATTCGGTCCATGATAAAGGCTGGTTTCCAGCCTAAAATGACTGTAATCGAATGGGTTGAGGACTGGGATGAGGCAGAAAGACGCTGGATTGCACACTTTCGCGCGATCGGTTGTGATCTGGTAAATGGCAATGATGGCGGTTTCACGATGAATAGACCGCACCTCGCCGAAGGATATAACCTACACATTAGACACTGGTTTAGGCTTCTCGATGGCCACATGAACGCGAAGTATTCGTCGCCTGAAGCAAAAGAGAAAGCCATCGCCCTCCGTCAACTGCTACAATCCCTCGTCAATCACTATCGTAAACAGGGAAGAATCAAAGACTTGGATGATGAACTTGCAAGGCGGGAACTGACCTTCCCCGACAGAGCAAAGAGAATGAAGCAGACATTTACGGTCATGTAAAAAAGAGAGGACAATTTGCGTGAATGCCACGAACCGGCCGGCCCAAACTCAAGATCAAAGCCGATCAAGTTTCACAACTTGCCGCCATTGGTCTGAATGTAAATGAGATAGGGGCAATTGTAGGGTGTTCTCCAGATACTCTCACGCGTCGCTTTCAATCTCAGATGCAGACCGGATGGGAACGGATGAAGGCCAGCATCAAGCGGACGCAGTATGAGGTCGGAGTAAACAAAAAGAACCCTACGATGTTGATTTGGTTGGGCAAGCAGCACTTGGGACAATCGGATGTCCCACAAAAAAGTTCCAATCAGTCTAATCAGCAGCTGGAAGGATTCTTCCAGGCGCTGATGGCAGGGCCGGCAGTGAAGAAGAGCAATGGTGAAGAGGGCAGCGGCGGCGCCAAGGAGCAGTAATGGCGCGGGCGGTGTGGGATGCTGAAAGTGTTTGGGGCAGTGGGGCTTACGGTATTGTGGCTCGCGGTCGTTCCGCTGGTTTGGCTCTTCTCGGAGGATGAAGTGCGGAGCCAGGCGGCCTGGTTCAAAGAGTTCTGGGCGGAGATCCTGGCGGAGCATGGGCCTGCATCTGGATTGAAAATGTAATCGCTTGTATTCGTTATTGCCCGGTGCTACATTGTAATCATGGCGATTACAACACAGATCGTTACGGTGCGAATGGACGCGCAACTGGTTGGATTGATTGACCGTCAAGCGCAAGAAGACAATTGCAGCCGCGGTCAGTTGATTACACGGTATTCGCGAGATGCAGCGCTCGACCGTGAATTGAACCGAGGCGAGCAGGCATCGAAGCGATTACAACAGATTACAGACGTCGGAGCCGGCAACCCTCCCTCAGAGGACGCGGACCGGAATAGGGGCGGCGCTCAACCGACTGGGCGGCAAGGCGAACAGACTCTGCCGGGTCCTCAACCACCTTCGAGACCACTCGCCCCTATGAATTCAGCGGAGGATACCGGGAATGGGACTTCCACCGAGCCTCATGCATTACATCGAGCAAGAGGAAAGAGCGATCGAACAAGCGCGGCGGTTTGTCGGTCCGGATCACGCAACGGCCACAGCTCGGACGTGGCTGGAAAGAGCCGAGCGCGCAAGGCAGGAACTGGCAGAGATTCTCAGCAAAATGATGCGCGCGGAGCCGCAGATCCTCACAATGCTGACCTTCGGCCGACAGTCACCGACTCAAGCAGCAGGGGCGGCGGGAAGACAGCGAAGCTGAAAGCGGCGGTTGCCGCGGCGCAGGCGGCCGGCCAGACGGTGATCGTGGCCAGGGAGCTCCCGGCGCCTGCCTACCGGCGGCCGGCCCACGCGCCAGGCTGCAAGTGCATGATGTGCGCTCCACCGAAGGCGGTGAAGTGATGAGATCCTGCTATTAGGTTTGATGAAGCATTAACGGTAACGCTGGTCGCCTATCGCGGTTGAAAGTGCAACGAATCCCGAAAAGCGAACTTTGGAGCGGCAGAGTCGTTTGTCCCTTTGCGCCGCTATCTTTGGGAGATGCGGGTCAGGCCGCATACCAATGCAAAGGGATAATAAAGGTAAAAGGATGCCGAGGCCGAACGGCGCACTTGGAAAGAAGAGAACCGAAGAGCATAAGCGGAAAACATCTGAATCGATGAGGCGAGTGTGGGCTGCACGGAGGCAGGCAGCGATTGAGGATTGAATGTCTTCTAAGGTTCTCCAATTTGGCCCTAAAGCTCATGCGTTCATCATGCAGCCTCCTGAGAAGGACCGAAAGTATACCATCTTAGTTGGATCGGTTCGATCTTCGAAGACTTGGGCCTGCACTGCAAAGTTGATTGTCCATCTTTGCAGATACAACGTCGATGGCCGAAGGATGATCTTCGGGAAAAACAAAGGCAGTATCTACAAGAACATTCTCATTGATCTTTTCGAGATCGTCGGGAAAGAGAACTACAGCTACAACCAGCAGTCTGGCGAACTTTGGCTATTTGGTAAGCAGTTTTTCTGTATGGGAGCGCAGGACGAAGGCGCCGCCGCCAGCATCCTGGGCATGACGATCGGCATCGCGGTATGCGATGAAATCGTCAAGTATCCTCGATCCTTTGTCATGCAGCTTTTCCTGCGCATGTCGCCAACGGGCTCGAGGCTGTATGCCACAACGAACCCGGACAATCCTTACCACTATCTCAAGACAGAGGTCATCGACAATCCGAAGTTCGCTCCGGATCTGACTGTTCTCGAATTCACCCTCGACGACAATCCGAACATCGATGAGGATGAGAAGCGGCGGATCAAGGCTTCACAGGTAGGCGTCTTTTATCTTCGCTTCATCCTCGGGCGCTGGGTGGCGGCCGAGGGGGCCATCTACCGGGATTGCTGGCCTAAAGTCGATCTGTATGAGGCAGACAAGATCATCCCTAGCATTTATGGATGGGGAGGTTACGTCGACCATCTAGTCTTCTGTGATGTGGGCACAGCTAACCCGCAGGTCTACCTTGAAGCGATCGACGATGGTCGTGGCCTCTGGATTGACCGAGAGTATTATTGGGACTCGAACAAAGAAATGCGGCAGAAGACAGGCCGAGAATACGCTGATGATCTGCAGGCCTGGCTGAGTCCGGAAGGCTATAGAGACTCTAACGGAATCTTGAGTATGTCTCGGGTGATGCGGCGCAATCAACCGCGGATTGTGGTGGACCCTGCGGCTGCCGACTTCAGACTGGAATTGACATCGCGTGGTTTCTGGGTCATCGAGGCTAACAATGATGTCCTCGATGGGATACGGCGTGTCTCAAGCGTCATGTCCAGAGGATTGTTGCATGTCAACAATGAATGCGAGCACCTCATTCGAGAGGCTCCAGGATATATCTGGGATGAAAAGGCGCTCAAGGTCGGAGATGAGCAGCCGGTCAAGACGGCGGATCACAGTTTGGACGCATTGAGGTATGGCTGCATGGAGGTCTATTCAGATTATCGGCTGATAGCGGCCTAAGTCTTGAAGAATCCTTTCTCTATCAGTATGTTGGCGAGCTCTGGCGGCATCTGCATATCGAGGCTGATGGTTGATCCGTCAAGCGGTTGGATCGCAGACAGACTAACACCCACTTGGTCGCGGCGGAAACCGTGAGCCTCGGCCAGATCAGCAAGCGCATTGTACTGGGAGCACCGGACGTTCTCAAGGATGTCGCCCAGCGATGGCTTCACAATCTCTCCGATTTCAAACCATTCGGAAGGATTAGGCATCACCAAATATCCTCCAGCTTCTCTGGTATCCCTTTGGATTGAGGCTTGCCGGCGCGCAGTCGAATGAGCTCGCGGATGATCTCGACATCGAGCCGGGCGCGGTTGAGGACGGCGGCTGGCAGGTTATGCGCCGTCGCATTCAGGTGAGTGAGGCAGGATTCACACTCGGCCAAGCGGACTTTGAGTTGATCGTCGGTAATCAATTGGGCTCCCACTTTCCTTTGCCGATGTCGGATTGGACTCGGGCAGCCTCAGCGGCTTCGACTCCCTTGTCGGAGGGACGATCGGCGACTGCGTGAGGAGCAAAAGCCTCGAGCGCATCGGCGATGCGGGTGAGTTGGATGGTCTGCTCTGCCATGTGCGCGGCGGCCTCGGCCTGCAGGTACATCGTTCCGGTCTGCAGCTTGAGGCTGGCCATGACCGGGTTGAACGGCTTTCCGGATAAAGCATCGGCTGAAATGCCCTGAGTGGTCTGGCTGGCAAGTTCGCGGATCTGATCTGGGGTCACTGGTTCTCCTTGTCGAGTTCGGTTTCGAGTTTCTTGAGTTCATCGCACCATCGGCGGATGAGTTCGCGGCTGGCGCCGTGAAGCAAGTAACGCGCGCATCCCTCCATGCGATATTGCAGGCCGCGCAGGATCTTGAGCGCCTCTTCGTTATGGACTAACGTTCTCACCAGGGTATGTCGTCGTCTTTCTCCTCGCCAGTAGGAGCCGGTGATCGCTTGAGCGCCTCTTCGAATGCTCGGCACTCCCTGCAGAATATGCAGCGATGCGGTGAAACCTCGCCATGCTTGCCAAAAGTATGGCCGCACTTGCACGATCGAGCTAACTCTTGATCGCTGTAGACAAGCTGGCGAACCTCCAGCTGATCCTTCGGCTCGCGGTAGATGATCGAAAGATTGAGGAATGCCCAGCACGGCGGATCGTTTCCGTCCAACAGGTCAACAGAGGTCAGAAGCATGGATGTCTGCTCTCGGGTGATGACGCCATAGGCGAGAGCGAATACCTTGGTCTCCCATCCTTCCGGTGTGAGTTCCTGACGCTCGATGAAGAGGCCTCCGGGATCTGGCAGTTCAGCAGGCAGTAACAGAGTGCGGCGCATCAAATCTTCTCCTTTGAATCTCGCATGATTCCTCCTGGCCATGGCCAGTCAAAAATCCATGGATACTTTTCGTCAAGGCGTGCTAGCCATTCATCGCCGTCGGTTTCACCTGTGAGTATCAAAACGACGAGCGTAGAGACTACGATCAACACCATGACGGGTAGAAAAAAAATCGCGCGCGCGGGAAGTAGCAAGAGCCAAAGCAACCTGCGGAGTATTTTCATAGTTCCTTCTTCTCTTTCGGCTTGCGGTTCCAGTTCGGGCTCTTGCACCAGCGGCAGCGCTTTGGGAGATGGTCAAGGTGGGATGTCCAGGGCTTGCCGATGCCTGGACAGTTTGGCAAGTTGCATGTGCAGAGCGTGATGTTGCCGGGCAGTTGCTTGGTCGTCATGCTTCTCCTGTTCCTTGGACGAGATAGGCGTCGGGCAGCCATGTGAATATGATGACTCCGGTGGTCTCGTTCTCCTCGTGGAGCAGGACTCCCATGCCCACCGTGATGCCGGCCTTGATGAGTTCGCCTCTGAGATAGCCTTCTACCTCATGCGGAGCCATTCCGGGGGCAGCGGCGACCAGTTGCTCCCGGTGAATGGTTACGGTCATGGGCGATGGGCTCACTGGACGATATTCTCACAAATGGAGAAAAAGAGCAAGAGGAAAACGCGGTATAATGGGGTGTCAGAGGCTTGGCGGCCTCGATACAGCCCAATCGCTGGAGGTCAGCGACCGTGACACCCCTTGAGATGATCGTACCATCTGCGCAATGCGGCTTTCGGATAGGGGTTATCTACCAAATAACCAATATCTTGAATGGGAAGAAGTACATCGGTCAGACATTGCAGAACATAGCGTGTCGCTGGAAGGCTCATAAATCCTTTGCGCTCTCAGGTGGGGATAACCCTCTGGCACGCGCGATCAGGAAATACGGACCTGACAATTTCGTCATCCAAGTAATAGAGACTTGTCCCGAGCCATTGTTAAATGCAGCCGAGCAAGAAGCGATCAAGCGCCTTGAAACTTGTGTTGACCGCGGCAAAGGATACAACTCCACGATGGGCGGAGATTCTGGCGGGAGTCTATCGGCCGTATTCCGCAAGAAACTATCTGATGCCCATAAAGGGAAAAAACTCTCACCGGAGCATATAAAGAAGATCGCTGCAGCTAATCGGTTGAGAATCTATCCTTCGATGTCGGAAGAGAAAAAGGTAAAGCTGCGCATCGCTCATATAGGGAAAAAGCTGTCAAGTCAGCATAAGGCGAGCATTTCCAAGGCTTTGGTAGGCAGGACTCTAACCGTCGAACACAGCCTAAAGATAGCAGAGGCAAATACCGGAAAGAAGTACGGTCCGGTTACCGAAGAGCAAAGGAGGAGATCATCGGAGACCGCTAAACGTCAGTGGGCTCCTGGTGGATCACTTTATGCCCGCCGCGTTCACGTTGCCGAAGAGGATAGAACTCGCTTATCAAAGAGCGATTAGAAAGCTCATAATTCCAGCAATTCCGCGGAAAGACCCATCACAGAGTTTTGAGGAATGGTTGGCCGAAGTCGCGCGCATAAGTGAACGTCGCGATATAGCCGATGCGGCTGCTTTTATTGCCGGCCGCATGGGAATGTGGATCAATTCTGTAAACCAGCGGACCTGGCGGGAAGCGGCGGCGCGGTCGACGCGCTCGAGGATGCTCCACCAGCTTCTGCAGCGCGAATTGCAGGGGCCGGTGGGCGAGCTCTTCCGGCAACTGGTCAAGGACAATGCTCAGTACATCACGCGCATTCCGCGCGAAATCTCGGAGCATCTGACCGAGCACATTGCCAAGGCGCAGCAGGCGGGAGCCCGGCCGGAGACGATCGCCAAGTTCATGCGCGAGCGGTTCCCGGCCATGACCAAGAACCGCATCCGGCTGATCGCCAGGACCGAGACGATCAAGGCAAGCTCGGCGCTCACCCAGGCGCGCAGTGAGGAGCTCGATATTCCGGCCTACGAGTGGCTGACTTCGCAGGACTCTCGGGTCCGCAAGAGCCATCGCAAGATGCAGGGCGTGATTGTGCTCTACAACGATCCGCCATCGCCCGAGGCGCTGGTAGGGGAAAAGAGCACGCTCGGGCATTATCACGCTGGCAACGCTCCTAACTGCTTTCCAGGGGATTCAGAAGTAAACCTCTCGAACGGATGTCACAAGCTCTGGAAGAGGCTTTACCACGGTCCCTTGACAGTTCTTGGACTTTCGGATGGTACTGTCATGCAGGCCACGCCGAATCACCCAATACTTACGCGCGCGGGCTGGCTGCCCATCGATGCACTCCAAAAGGGCGATTATCTCGTCAAAGCCAAAAGTCATGCTGTGAGTGGACAAAACCAAAATGACCGGCTTGTACGATTCGGCCATCTTTTCGATTCGATGCAGGCTGAGATTGGTTCCAAATCTTCCCCAGGTTCCGCATTTGACTTCCACGGCGACGTTCCCGAAAACGATGTCGATGTTGTAGACATCGAGCGCTTTTTGCTGAATAACCTGCCAACCGCGCTTGCGCAAGGCGTCGGAGAGTTCATCTTCACCGGGGCCAATATGCAATCGCTTGGCTTGCCTGCTGATCGCGCGGGCCAATCTAGTTTCCAGGGAATCAGTGCTGATTCTGCGAGCAGATTGAGCAGGCGCGGTGATTTTACGGAGTTGTTCGGGCGACAGACGGGACATGCGGATCATGTTAGCCTCGCTGCCATTGCGGATGTGGACGCGGCCTTCAATGAGGATTTTGCGGATCGTGCGGCGAGCACAGTCGAACTCGTCGGCCAGGGACTTTTCGCTCGTGCCGGCTTGGTAGCGTCGGGTAATCAGTTTTCGATCAAGTCTGCTGGTTGTGGGGCTATCGAGATCCCGCTTGATTCGCATACCGTAGCGGCGGAAAGCCTTGGAGAGAGTCTCAGGCTTGCATGGGATGGACTGCGCAGCGGCGCACAAGGTCATCCCGTCTTCGATTCGCTTGTGCAGGTCACGGGCAAGTTCACCAGAGATTTTGAAGGCCATGTCTTCAACCTCGAATCTGGATGCGGGTGGTATGGAATAACACCCATGAAAATTATAGCGCATAACTGCCGCTGCCCCCAGGCTCCTATCTTGACGCTGGACGATGTGAAGTGGCCGGCTCGGGTCTACAGCCGCGGCTCCATCCGGGTGATGGGCCGTCAGGAATTCATGCGACTGAGTGGCATCAAAGAGGAGCGCGCAGCATGAGGACGAGGACACGACACTCCGGCAACTGTAAAGACATGCTGCGGCGCGCTGTCGATTCGCTTAGTGCGATCGGCGAGGATGTATCGCCCGAGGTGCTCAACAAACTCAAGGCGATGGAGACAAGCTCCCGCCAGGTTGGGAACGTCGCCGAGGCGGATGCCTTTCTCAATAAGGTCCGCCAGTATGAGCCCTCATACCGGCCTGGTTCGCACGACTATGGAACCTACGGCCCGAATGCGGCTCGAGTCCATGGGCAGCCGTACAAACCGGAATCTTGGACATCGGGGACAGCGACGGCTGCGCAAGCAGCGCGCAAGAAGGCATGGGAAGACTTCGTCCGCTCCCGCTATTCGAATCGGCGGTATCAGCAGGCTTATGGAAAGTATGCGCAGGCAACTGGGGCAACCGGAGGAAAGAGGCGGCCGACAATGCACGCGGAGCCAAAGAGCGAACCGTCCTCATCGACTGCATCAAAGCCTGCCTCTAAAGGACCGGTGGACCGAAAGGCTGCAGCAAAGAAAGCCTGGGAGACGATGCGCGCCAAGCGGTCGGCGGCTGCCGGCAAGGCTGCGGATAGCACAGATTTTCGGGGCCGGATGCACCGCGCCCTCGATCGAATTCTCGACTGGCGTAGGGGTCGAGCAGCGTAACAACGCAATCAAACACAGCTTCACATTCCGCCGCAAGGCGCAAAGGAGAGAATCACCATGAAACTGGAGTCAATCGCCCTTACGTTCTGCGCTTTGCTGTTCGCTGCCATCACTTGCATCGCGCAGGTTCCTTCCGTCACTTACACCACGATGGCAGGCGTCACCCTCTTTTCATCTACGAGCGCAACGGCCACGGCAACGAGCGCCGTCACTCCGGTTCCCAATCGCAGTGCGCTGGGGAACCTGCTCATTACCACATCGGGGATCACTGGCAGCCCCAGCGGTTGTACCCTGGCCCTTTATTCCGTGAGTAACGCGAGCGGTGTGGCGCCAGCGTCTCCGGAGCAGACCGCGAGCTTCACAATCTCCACCGGCACTCACGCTCAGACTGTTGCTGCGCTGTCGGCCTCCGATGTCACCACAGACGCTATTCAGGCCATTTATGCGTGCTCATCGGCCTATCCTACAGCCGGCACGATTACGGTCAGCTTTGCGCCAATCAATACGACGAACGTGACAGTGACCAGCGGCGCGCTGACTGTGACCAATCCAGTCGTAGTGACTCAGACGACTACTGGCGATCCTTGCGAGAACCCGCAAGTGGCGAAGAGCTCGGTTGCGCTGGCAATCAGCACGGCTACCACGACTCAACTGGTCGCGCCGAGCGGGACGACTGCCGTGTATGTCTGCGGGCTTTCGGCCAGTTTCGGAGCCTCTACAACCATGAGCCTCGAGTATGGGACGAGCTCGGCCTGCACGGGAACCCACGCGCTGACTGGCGTCTATGCTCCGGCGACCGGATCAATCCTTACTTTGGGTGGAGCGCACCTGGTCACTCCTGGCAGCCAGGGCGTCTGCGCGGTCAGCACGGGAACGGGCGGGATAAACGGGGTCTTAACATTCGTACAACAGTGAGAACAAACAGGATTCGCAATGGTTAAGTCGGCAAAGAAGATGGACATCTCGATTGATTCTGAGCGCGGCATAATCCGCGTCGGAGACATCGAGATGGATGTCAACGTGCTGCTTGCCATTGCGAATCCGGAGCCCAGGATACTCTGGAGATTCATGAATGTTGGAGGCCGCATTCGGAGCATTCCTTATGACGAGTCGAAGGTGATCTGGATAGAAAACGGCGACCTGGAGCGAGACGAGATACCGGCTTCGGCCTGAGCGGAAAGCGAGAAGATAGGATGAGTGTAGTCACAATGCCAGCCGATCTCCCGCATCGCCGTATAAGAGCAGGCGCGGAGTCCATCCATGATCGATTGAATGGGCTGCTTGGAAGCGGTGATGTCGGTCAGGCATTTGATTACTTCTCGAATGTTCCTGCACGTATGGGGTTTGGAACTCCTTCCCTGGCCGAAGCTGCAACCTATGAACTCGAGCGCCTCTCATTCTCTTACTGGCTGCTCATCACGCTCTATGAGAACCATTGGATCGCTGCCAAGATCGTCGACACGCCAGCCAAGGACATGATTAAAGCGTGGCCGCGGCTGACCAGCGATGTGGCTCCAAAGGATCTGACGCGCATCGATCATTGCCTGCGCGCGACGCAGACAAAAACCAAGATGTTGCAGGCGATGAAGTGGGGCAGGCTATTTGGCGGAGCCGGCGCCCTTATTGTCATCGACGGCCAAGAGGATCAGCTCGACGAACCTGTCGATCTGGACACCATTGGCGTCGGTGATTACAAAGGCTTGATTCCTTTCGATCGCTGGACTGGAATCTATCCCGAAGGTGAGATATGCTCTGACGTCAATCGTCCCATCGACTTCGGCCGTCCGGAGATGTATCGAGTCAACCTTCAAGGCGGGAAGAGTTTCAACGTTCACTGCTCGAGGATTTTGAGGTTCACCGGTCCAGAGATGCCATCACCTGAGCGCGAGGCTCATTCATGGTGGGGCATCTCTGAAATCGTTCGGCCCTATGAAGAGATTCGCAAGCGCGATAACATGAGCTGGAACATCCTGTCGCTCACGTTCCGTGCGCAGATTATTGGCATGAAATATCCAGAGCTCGAAAAGATGTTGGCTGGCGTTGGCATCGGGCAGGCCGGCGCACAGCAGTGGAACGCGCGGATGTCCCAGATCACCAGGATGCTGTCCAACCAGAGTTTGATTGCTCTGCCGAAAGATGGAGAGATTCAGTCCGTCAATTACACATTCAGCGGCCTAAGTGACTGCTACCAGCAATTTCAATTGGACATATCCGGCGCTACTGGCATCCCGGTCACCAGGTTATTTGGACGGACCATCAGCGGCCTGGGCCAGTCGAACGATGCTGACGAGCGTATCTATGAGGAGCGCATCGCGTCCGATCAGGACGAGGGAATGCGGCCTCAACTCGAGAAACTGTATCCGGTCATCTGCATGTCTACCTTGGGCGAGGTTCCAGACGATCTCGATCTGACCTTCCCGAGCGTGCGTGTGCTGGACGAAAAGGAAAAGTCGGAGCTCGGAAAGACGGTTGCGGATACTGTGCTGGTTGCCATGAACGGCGGCATCATCTCCGCGCGCACAGCCGGCAAGGAATTGAAGCAGGCCTCGGACAAGACCGAGATCTTCACCAACATCACAGACGAAGACATCGAGAAACTCTCAGATGAAATTTCACCGGAGGGAGAGATGGGCGGCGACCTGTTCGGCGCCGGGGGCGGCGGTGGACTCAATCCCGCTGGAAGTCCTTCCAAGGTGCTCAAACAAGAGAACCGCGAAGGTAAAGAGGCCGGTGAGAAGCCGGAGCCTGGGCAGGAACCTGATTCCGATGAGGATGGCGATGAGGATTCGGATGATGAGGACGCCGATCGCATTCACGGTCTCAGGCGGATGGCGCGCGCCGCGGATGATGCCGAGTGGCAGGAATCCAAGATCAAGCGCGACGATG